AACAGGCTCGGCCCATCCAAATCTGGATTCAGCGGTACAACGCACAAAGCTCGCCTACCGGCCTGACGCTGAACGGCACCATTACCTCTACGGCCACGACCATCACCCTCAGTTCGACTGTGGGCCTGCCAGCCTCCGGCTTTGTCAAAATTGACAACGAGACCATCAACTACAGCTACATATCAGGGAATACCCTGAACAACTGCTTCCGCGCCCAGAACAACACCACCGCAGCTTCCCACACCACTGGTGCAGCGGTGTACTGGGAGCAGTTGCCAGCCGTCACCGTCTGGCCCACGCCGGATGGCTCACAGACCTATACGCTGGCTTACTGGCGCTTGCGCCGGACACAGGATGCTGGTGGGGGTGTCAACATCATGGACGTGCCCTTCCGGTTCGTTCCGTGCATGGCGGCTGGCCTGTCGTACTACATAGCAGGCAAGATCCCTTCAGGAATGGAGCGTCTGCCCATGCTCAAGCAACAATACGACGAGGCATGGCAGCTTGCCTCAGATGAAGACCGCGAAAAGGCATCTATCCGGTTTGTTCCGCGCCGTCAGTATCTGGGGAGCGGAACGTAAATGGGCAATCGTTACGCATCAGGCAAAAACAGCATTGCCATATGCGATAGGTGTGGCTTTCAGTTTAAACTGACCAACCTGAGAAAAGAGATCGTCAAGACCAAGGTGTTTAACACGCTGGTCTGCCCTGACTGTTTTGACCCGGACCAGCCACAGCTTCAGTTGGGCATGTACCCAGTGGATGACCCGCAGGCGGTACGCAACCCGCGCAGGGACTCAACGTATGTGGTAGCAGGTTTAAACGTGGCAGGGTTCCCTACCGGGGGTAGCCGGAACATTCAGTGGGGATGGAACCCAGTGGGCGGCTCGAGGTTTTTTGATGATGCGCTGACGCCAAATCTCTTGGCTTTAGGCGTGCAAATTGGTACAGTTACAGTTACCACTTAAGGAGTTAGAAATGGCCATATCGTACAAAACCAAACCAGCCCCAACAAAGGCGGTCATTCCGCCAACGGACAATGACAAGTATTTGGCGAGTGTAAACGTGTCAGTGGCCAACAACCGCAGCAACGCCTACAAGCCAACCAAAACCACAGGCATAGTGACCCGTGGCAACGGCGCAGCCACCAAAGGCATCACGGCACGGGGACCAATGGCGTGAACTACACCGAGTTGACCGCTGCAATCTGCGATTACACGCAGAACTTCGACCAAGACTTCATTGACAACATTCCGGTGTTCGTCGAGCAGGCGGAGCAGCGCATCTACAACACGGTTCAGTTCCCCTCCATTCGCAAGAATGTGATGGGCAGCGTCACGGCTAACAACAAGTACTTGGCGTGTCCAGATGATTTCTTGGCTGTGTACTCAATTGCAGTGGTTGACGCCCTTGGCTCGTATGAGTTTTTGCTGAACAAAGACGTAAACTTCATCCGTCAGGCATATCCACAGCCGACTGATACAGCCATTCCCAAGTACTACGCCTTGTTTGGCTCTCAAAGCAATTCCATAAACGAGCTTACGTTTATCCTTGGGCCTACTCCAGATGCAACATACAGCGTTGAGCTTCATTACTACTACTACCCGCAGTCGATTACAACGGCGAGCACATCGTGGCTAGGTGACAACTTTGACACAGTGCTGCTGTATGGCAGTTTGGTTGAGGCGTATACTTTCATGAAGGGCGAGGCTGACATGATGGCTTTGTACGATGGCAAGTACAAAGAAGCTCTCGCTCTCGCAAAACGTTTGGGTGACGGTATGGAGCGTCAAGACGCTTATCGTTCCGGCCAATATAGACAGGCAGTAACATGACCATCGCACAATCCGCAACGACCAGCTTTAAAGTTGAATTGCTTCAGGCAATTCATAGCTTTGGGCCTACGTCTCCCGATACCTTTAAGGTTGCGCTGTACACAGCAGCGGCCAATGTCGGCCCAACAACGACTGTATATACAACGTCAGGAGAAGTTGTTGGCACGGGCTACACGGCGGGTGGAAACACGCTGGTTATCTCTACAAGCCCAACATCAGGCAACAATCAGTCAAGTGTGCCCACAGCCTTTATCAGTTTTTCAAATACGTCTTGGCCCAACTCAACGTTTACGGCTCGCGGCGCTCTGATTTACAATAGCACCGAAGGCAATAAATCTGTGGCGGTTTTGGATTTCGGCGCAGATAAAACGGTTAGCAATGACACGTTTCAGATCATTTTCCCAACCCCCGACGCATCCAGTGCAATCGTCAGAATCAGCTAAACAGGAGCTTTTATGCCTATCGAAAACAGCAAAACCCAAGATGCCGTGCAAGCTGGCATGATCGCCAACAAGCAATCGTCTGACACCGCTGGCGCGGGGGGCGTGTACTCCGTTGAGTGCGTTGGCCCTGACGGTCAAATCAAGTGGACTGATACGTTCCACAACCTCGTAATGAACGAAGGTGTGCAGGACATGGTTACGGATTACTTTAAAGGTGTTTCGTACACCGCCACACCCTTCTTAGGTCTGGTAACCGGCCCCGGTTCAGGTACTACGTTTGCCGCAGCAGATACACTGGCAAGCCATGCTGGCTGGACAGAAAGCACCGCCTACGCTGGTGCTCGTAAAGCGGTCACATTTGGCACGGCCACTACAGCCAACCCATCGGTAATCTCCAACTCGGCCTCGCCTTCGTCGTTTGTCATGAACGCGACTGTCACTATTGCTGGTGCGTTCCTGTGTAATGTGTCCAGCGGAACTTCCGGTATCTTGTTCTCTGCTGGTGACTTCACTGGCGGCGACAAGCTCGTGGACAGCGGCGACACGTTGAACGTCACCTACACATTCTCGCTGACTGCCACATAAAAGGCGGATAGGTGTTTGGCTACGCAACATTTGCTCAAGCCCCGTTTGCTGCTTTAGGCGCAACGGGGATAGCGTATGACGTTGCGGTAGTCGAAGCCGGGAGTTCTGCAAGCACCGTAAGCTCCTTTGGCAGCGTGCTGGTTGCCGTCAATGCAGAGGCTGCGTCTACTGCGGCGGCTGTCAATACGATCAACAACATATTTAACAGTTCTCGGTCTGAGACGGCATCTTCGGCCTCTACGCAGATAGCGCAAGCTACTTTTGCGGGCTTGATAGCAGAGGTGGCGTCAACTCAAGCAGCCCAGACAGTTATTGCAACGATGTTGGGGAGTGTGGCGGAAGGCGCTACGGCACTTGCTACACCCACGGCAAACTCCGTGGTCCTTGCGTCTATCTTGGAAGCAGCCTCGGGCGCAGCGGATATGACGCGGGGGTTGCTGTTTGTTGTCAGTGTTTCAGAGGCGGCATCTGGAGCGGCGGCGGTAGCCAAAACAGCAGTGTTTAACGGAACAATAGCCGAAGTGGCTTCCGCTGTAGCGGCGTTTACGGTGGTGCGAGAAGCCAACGTGTACCCGACCGGCGTCCAGCTTTATGTGTACATCGGCGGTGCTCTTGTGTGGGCGGTAATTGATGATTCACAAAACCCCGGCTGGACCATCCTGCCGTCGTAAGGAATAAAAAATGGCACTCGTTGTAAAAGACCGCGTTAAAGTTACGTTTACCACCACGGGCACAAGCAATTTCACCCTCGGTAGTGCTTCGCTTGGCTTTCAAAGTTTTTCAGTCATCGGCAACGGTAACGACACGTACTACACCGCAGTTGATCCGATTACAGGCGACTTTGAAGTTGGCATCGGCACGTACACCACGGCTGGCCCAACTCTTACACGGACAACGATCCTTGAGTCCAGCGCAGGCGGCTCAAAGGTTTCTTTTGGTTCTGGTTCCAAAGACTTGTTTGTAACGTACCCCGCAGAGCGTGCGGTGTATTTGGATACGGCAGGGTCTGCTGTAACGCTTCTAGATATTGGCACGCTGGGTGTTAGCACTGCAAATATTTCAACGGCAAATATTACATCCGGTACTATTTCTACCGCTCCAACTAGCAACACAGATATTGTCAACAAGCAGTACGCTGACGCTATCGCATCTGGCATTCACTTCCATGAGGCCGTGGAGTTGGCAACTACCGCAGCGCTCCCAGCCAACACCTACAACAACGGCACATCCGGGGTGGGGGCAACGCTTACCGCAAACGCCAACGGCATTTTGTCTGTGGACTCAACGGTCACGGTTGTCTCAAACCGAGTACTGGTCAAGAACGAAACCACGCAAGCGAACAACGGTGTTTACACGGTTACGCAGGTCGGCACCGCCGGGACACCATACATTCTGACTCGCGCTACGGATTTTGATACCGTTGGATCGGGGGTTGACCAGATTGACGAGGGCGACTTCTTCTTGGT